CCTTACAGTTATTATAATACACTACATGGTGATATTTGTCTAATACTTAAAATGCATGGTTAGTATTACATAAAGTAATAGGAGCGGTATCGCTACCGCTCCTATATCTATCTAGTTATTACAACAATCACAACCGCATGTGCATTTCTTTTTTGGATTATAATCGCCTTGCTCTTTAATCCAAGGAGCAATAAGGACTTCGCTTACATCCATCTCGTGTCCGCATACGTCCCCTCGGTCTGTATACTGCCACATATAAGGATTTGGATAATCGCACTCACTATTGTATTGTGCCACCCAAATCGGTACCCAAGGGACTTGACTATACATATATGTCTCGTCCCATAACAAGGAGTAACCACTATAAATCCCTACAAAATTCCATCCGGCTTGATTTAATTTGTTTACAAACTCGCCCATAATATTTGTAATATCTTGATAACTTAAATTGCCATTATTGATATAGCTACGTAATCGTGTATGATCCTCGTAGTCGTACCAAACGCCGGCTTGTAAGTGCCAAGGTGTCAATCCAATTTCCGCTAATTTATTAATCACCCAATTCGCCTCATAACCACATGTCTCAAGATCATAAGCATGACTAAAATAATACACACCTACTTTTAAACCGCCCTCGATAGCGTTTAAAATCTGTTGACGGCAACATTCGGTCTCGTTGTAACTTTCTCCCAATTTAACAATTACAACGTCATAACCTTGTTCTTTTGCTCGTTTGAAATCTTCAACACTTGTAAAATAATCTTGCCAATCAGATACATCAAAACATTTCATATATTAATCCTCCCAACCAATAATTATACAATCTGTAGTTCCTAGGTAATTATCGGATCCACTAGCCCAATAATTATATAAATATGTTGCATTCCCAATTTGTACACACGAGTACACATCAAAACCGGTTGTTGATTTATTCTTAATACCGTGGTTGCAAACCTGTCCATGATAATCCCTCGCCACATTGTTAACACCTGTAAATATAGTATTATCACATTGAATAATACTATATTGTGTATTTGCCATCACAACCGGCAATGTTACACGGCTTTGTGTCCCAACTGAAATTTTAAACATAACTCGCCCATCCGGTAAATATGTTTTCCATCCATTAGCCTCCTCTCCCTTTCTCGTGCCTTGCTTAATTGTTTTAACCGTTGCAACCTCTACACCATTGTATGTAAATTTACCGGTAACATTACCACCGGTAATTGGTAAATATCCGTCTAATTGAGACTTTAATGCATAGCCGGATAAATTAATATTGTTTGTATTCCCAGTACCTCTTCCGGCAAGATCTGAAATGCTTTTCATTGCATTATCAATAATATCCATATTGGCGTTAAGGATGCGAATGTCCGCCCAATCATTTAAATCCGGCTTAGTTAAATTATAATTTGTTGTTTTTGTTGCCATTATAACTCCTTATATTGTTGTAACAATTCACTCCGCTTAGTTGTTAACTCATCAAAATAGGTTTGAACCTCTGTTTCATTCATTACAATTAATTCACCATTCACAAATACATCATATACTTTATTTCCATCTACTAAAATTGCACATTCAGAAATACCACGCAATTCAGATAGTTTAATATTGATAGCACTAATTTCAGATTGTAAATTTTCCTTTTTAAATTGGTTTTCTAATTCTGTATTATCGACTTTAACGACTTCGTAATATTCATATTTATCTTCGATAGTGCAATCATTCTCGTTACACCAATCCGCCATATTTTTATATTCGACTTCATTAAACTCATGTTTGTACATTTTTTTACCTAACATTATAATTTACCTCCAATCACAAACCAAAATACCGCTTGCCCACGACTAGATCGAGCACATAAAATATCAAATCCAGTTCTAGTAAGATTAAACGTTGCATTATTAGACGGTACGTCTGTATCCGGTTTAATGTTTTGTGTATAATTACTTCGGCTAGTACATATAACATAATTTGGTGTAGGCATCGGCGTTTTCAATGTAACATGTTGAATGTTGCCGTCGCTAGTGTTAGGATTGACAAAACCCCATTGCATAATAACGCCTGTTGATAGTTTTGTATATCCAGAAAAATCTTGTAAATCAGTATATAGATCTCTTATTAAAGCATCATTACTAAAAAATGCTCCGGTATCGTCAACAACAAACTCTTTTCCAGATGGTGAATAGTATTTTAATCTATCCCCTTTCATCGCAAGTGTAGTTAATCGTTTACCGTTAAAGCTCGTTTGTTGAAAATTTAAAAAGTGGTTGCCGTCGTATGTCAAACCAACATCAAAAGGTATAGTAATATTACCTTGCATCTTACCACCCTTTAATGGTAAGTAAGGTAAATTTCCGACTTTCTCGTCTAATAAATCCATATTATTATTAATCACTTGTACGTCTACATCATCGTCATAGGATGGTTTAGACAATCTTAAATTCTTAGTATATTCCATTAATCCTCCCAACTAATTTCACTATCATATACATCGTTCCATGTACGAGTTAAATTATAATTCCAACGCTTACCACGTAATACAGATTTTTCATCTTTCCATTTATGGCTTTTAGGTACACTCCAATTCAAATAATTACCTTTTGCATGTCCCCAATTATGCGGTTTACAATAATCAATCCATCTATTGTGAGTATGGTTCCACATCAAATTAAAATGGGCAGGGAATACATCCATATAATACTTTAAAAACGTTTGATAATAATATTTATTCGGATCGTATCTAGTACCAACTTTTGTTGTATGCGTTACTGTAGCATTACCATCATATGTTACCTCGCATTTATCACCAAACCATTGATTTACAATATCTTGTAATAACTCCAATGTGCATCTATGCGTGGCTCTCCATTTTGTTATAATTGCGTTTCTACGATCTTCTAATGTTTCCTTAGCATCTATGAGTAAATCACGTTCATAAATTGAACACCCATACTCATCTAGCTTTGACATGAATAGATTATTATAATTTATATGACTTAAATTGTCAACTTCTTCTAACTGTGCCGTATTATAGATTTGATTTACCCATTTATCTTTACGATAAAGTGTCGGTAATGTCTTTATCATTTCTTGTTTAGTCATGATAGTTGACCTCATTTAATACGCCACATTCATCATTGTTTAATGTCATTCGATTATGAGAATTATTTAACCTTATTTCTCGATAATCCTCAACGTTTTTTGTCTCGGCAACAACCAATCCAATTTTAGCTAGTGAGATATACTCCTTATTAAAAGCACTTGTTTTAATATAACGTTCTAGGTTTTTCTTAATTGCCTCTTTTGTGGTTTCAATGTTGCCACTAACTTGTAAACCATAAATATCAATGTTGACGTTTTTAGTCGTAGCTTTTACAACTGTGGTTACCGCTCCGATTGTAGCAACTCCGGATCCGTCGCCATTCCTGTTAGGATCAATATAATTTTGTACACGAGTTACAAGATCATCGCTCGCCGGTTTAAAATCGTTACCAATTAATACAACCTTTACCGTGTTTATACCATTCCAAATAGGTATGCATCTAGCTTTACCAACTCCGTCAATACTTTCCGCCCATAATACATATTGGTTAGCATTTACGCCATTTACCGGAGTACGTAATTTTGTATAATATCGACTTCGGTAATCCTCGTCTGTTTCTGTATCATAACCGCCTGTTAGTGGTGTGTTATTTGTTACTTTATAAATACCTTGTAACGTAATCGGTAGTTCAGTAATCTCGCCAATACCTACGTTTTTGTCGTAGCCACCAACAACACTCTCAATGCGTACACTATCACCGGAATGTACTTCTTTACTTTCTGTTGCAACAAATTGTACGCCATCCACGGTTGCGAATAAATCACCTTTTAAAACACTACCACTACCATTAACAATAGTAATTTCACCCTTTGATTTTGTCGCTCGTTTTCTGTCCAATCCTGTGCGTTCAGAAATAAACAAATCTAATCCCGTACCGTTTAGATTTTCCACGTCTAATTTTAACGCCGTATTATAAGCCAAATCCCAACTATCTTTAACACCAAATGCAAATCCACGTGTGAGATCATATGTTGGGTACCCTTGCCGTTTTCGATATTCGTTATCAATATGTGAAAGCATTAAAGAATGTATATCATCTAGTGTTTTGTTATCATACATGTAATATAACCTCCTCTCCTAAATCTGTGATTAATGTAAAAGTAAATTTCCCTTTGTCAAAAGTGAAATCCCTTACATCGTTAACATGATCACATCCTGTAATTATACCTCGTTTAAGTCGTCGGATAATTTCAGATACTTGCACGCTCCGAGGAAGTCTATAACCAATAATGTCTGAGAAGTCCATTCCAAAAGTGTGATTATAAATTTTATATTTATCTAACTCAACCTTAATATATAACTCCACCCATTGTTTAACTTGCTCGACTTCCGATGGCGGATCATCAACAATAAAACTATTAGTGTCATAATCAAATTTTACACTTTTAATAGTATTCACCTCCTAACAAATATTATTATAACATATTGTTACAACAATGTATACTATTATTTTGATTGACCGTTACAACCTTTTAACTTACGTACTACATCCACAACAAAAAATTGTTGCTCCGTTTCTGATGGTATAACTAAAACCAAGTCTCCGGCTTTCCATACCTCATCTAGTATAATATCTCCGGTACTTGTTGATGTATAACTACCGCCACCATGCGGACAACTAACCGAGATACTCCCTTTTTGATGCATGGTGCTATACGTACTTTTACGTTCTAATAAATGATATGCAACATATAGTTGCTCACCCTTGATTGTATATCTACCATTCTGAATTGTTACAACCGGAGGGGATGTAGATACAACAGTACCAAGTATGGCTCCAATTTTTGTTTTTGGATTGTCTCGGCTTTTGAATTGCTCCGCAAGATCATAATCCCAACTACTCATTGTTAACCTCCTCATTATATTTGAGTTCACACTCCATAGTGTGCTTTCCCATATCGTACGAATGACTACAATTAGTTACTATATACTCACCAACCATCCCAATATTGGGTTGATTAAACTTTAATATCCTACCACTCCTTACATAGTTATCTCCCATTAATGTAACCTTAATAGACTTCTTAGGGTACGCCATATTTTTAAGTTTTGTTTTGGCTATCTGATCCGCCTGTGCTTTTTTCTTATCGTCAACCTTTTCATAATGTACGTACAATCCGTACTTCTTAATTGATGCATCGTCCTGTGCGGTTGCTATTACGGTTTGTGATTTTTCATTACCGCTCATGACAACGATTTTATTAGCTAGTCCATCGCAATCAAACTCTTGATTAAATTCCGATACTAATGGTTCCTTATCCCAAATCATTTTAAGATTGTCAAACGTATTTATATATAACTTCCCATAGTTGTACTCTCTACGATATTGTTTGCCTGTTTCATCTGTGGCTAGTTTTAATAAATCATCAATTACATTACTAATTGTATCCCCATTATATATCTTAGTAACTTTTGTTGTTATATCGCATGCAACCTCGCAAGGGATATTCTCTTGCTTACATAATGTTGTAATTGCTGATTTAATGTCTACACCATTAAATTGTATTCTAGTTTCTTGTTTATTCAAATACCACGCATTGTCAAACGCCTCATATTGATAACTTGATAATCCGGATCGTGTAGCCTTTTGTATTGTGCCTTGAAATAATAAATCATCGCCATCATACATGCGGATTGTATCGCCAAGATGCACATCAATCCAAACTGTGTTTTTATCAATCACCTTATTATTTGCATAAGAAAAAGATAGTTGAACGCCTAATGATTTAATATCATCCTCTTTTGTAATGTTACCACAAAACGCACTAATAATATAAGGTTTGTTATCCTGTGTTGTTTCAATTCGGATCACGTTTCTAACCCCCCTGTCTGTGAGTTATATGTGCGGTATTCCGTAAAGGTTACATCAATATGGTAATCTGTTTGATTATCTTGATAGTAATTGAAATCATCTATTAGCACATTCATATTACAATAGGTTACGTCCCCTTTTGTAATAATAAGCCTAAATGGTTGTCCCTTTTGACGGTTGTCATTGATAAAATTAATAATATCCGCACCATTATCACCCTTAGCCCATGAATAGTCATTGACATTTGACGGTAATAATAAATCATCAAATTTTATGTTTCTTAACCCTAAAAGCCCCATTATAGATATATCCCCAATTACGCTATTAAATACCTCGTTATTTTGTGGATTTTCTATTGTTGGTAACTTCTCCGGCGGTACAGGGAATGTAACGCTATTACCACCCTCCAATAATAATGTAATTTCTGCTCGTACATTCTTATTACCTTTATAAGATAAATACGCACGATACAAATTTAATAGACTTGTTAAGTCCATCCTTTCACCTCCTTATGTATATATTATATCATGTTGTAACAACTATGTAAATAAAAAGAGGCATACTATATAAGCATACCTCTTATTACTAAATTACATGTTACTGAGTGCCAATCCTACACGGCTTGAAATAGCATCTCCAATTTGATCTATAAATTCGCTATTCCCAATAACGTTACCTTGAATGGTTACTGGGATATTGAACGTACTTCCACCACCGCTCAACTCCCTTTGTGTTTGTGCGTTTGTTTTAATACTAGATCCACGTGGCAAGTTAACCAACTCCGGCCCATATTCACCAACCAAAGTACTGCCACCGTCAAAATAGTTTGTACCGTTTGCGTTATTATCAAAAATTGATTTACCGCCTTGATACATTTCCGGCGAGGAGTTAAACGCACCAACGCTCGCCATTTGATCCGCATCTAACTTCGCCCTTGTTTCCGCACTTGCTTGATAATATTCGCTCATCTTACCAATAGCAATCGTTAAATAAGTTATTAAACCACCAACCGCAGTTGCTAGGGCAACAACGCCACCAACCGCCATTAACGATACCTCTCCTATTGTACCAATAGCAGTACTTACCGTCCCAATAGATGTAATGAGTTCGGATAGCATACTAATCGTTTTAGCACCGGCAAGCGTTGACAAAAATAAGCTAACAATAGGATGCTGACTAAAACAAGCAAGCCCAACGCCTGTTATCCCTCCTCCGAGTTCCTTTGATTTGTCCGCCATTGTTTGTACATCACTTGTTGCACCAACTATTACTTCTTGTAAACTCGCTAATGCTCCGGCGGATCCGCTTAATCCCTGTGAGTTACCACCTAATAAATTACTAATAAGTTCACCAACCGGCTCTTTTAAATCATCTAACCGACCTTGAACGGCAATTAATTGTCCACTAAAACTTTTAAGAAATGATGTAGATGCTCCCATATGGGACGACTTAGAAAACGCCTCCCATACCTCAGAAAGTCGCTCACTTTCTGTTGCACCTTTCCCAAGTAAGTCCGCATTTAATTGGTATGCTTTGGCGAGTTTTGTTGCACCCTTACCTGTCTTGATATAGGCGGATAAAGATTTTGTAACATTCTCTTGCTCGTCGCCTGTACTACGTGCTATATCTTGCGACATGGCAACAATGTCTTCAATATCCTTTTTCCCAAAACCTTGCGAGATTAAACCGCTAATGATTTGTAAGGTTGCCTCATCCCCAAAGGCAGTAATATCTTGTTGTTTACTTGCAAAATCTTTATACTCTTTTAGCCCTTGTTGTACCTCTGATGCGGTTTTTCCTGTATTTTCTAATGCACGCCTAACACTTCCCTCGGCTTTCATTTGTACCTCGTACGCCTTAATTGCATCCATAGAAAACTTAGCAATCGCACCACCAAGTAAAGCACCTTTTAATATACCGCCTAATTTACTTACCGACTTACCAACGGCGTTTAATTTACCGCTAGTTTCCTGTAAATTACTGTTCATCTTACCGAGGTTTGGACTAACATTATCCTTTAGGCTCATTACAATATCCAAAGTTTTACTCATTTATCCACCTCATATAAAATAAATGCTAATGCACACACGTACTCATCATACGACCAATTTGAGATCTCATTAAAGGTGTGTCCCCTATCAAGATAGTATTTGTATACAAATAACTCGTCTGATTTTCCGTCTTTCATTACTTTTTTACGCTTTCAACGTCTTTCGTCATTTGCCCTGTATATTGGTTTAAAATATGAGTATAGAACGTTAACACCTCAATAGGGGATAGCACCTTTTCAATTACGTTGTGCGGTTCTCCCTCATATCCTAATTTATCCGCCAAGTTCCTAAATACTTCGCAAGATAAATAAATGACTTCCAAATTACGATCGTACGCACCTTTTTGTGTGTCAACGTCGTATTCATCGTCTAGGCTTAAAATTTTCTTAAATGGTAATTTTGTACATTGATACTCATCATCACCAAGATGTACGATAAAATTATCGTTTTGGTTATTATTAAAACGTTCCATTAATTGCTCGATACTAATCATTATCTTATCTCCTTTAAAATATCATCTAATAAATCATTGCAACTATTTACAAAAATAGTATTCGCATTATCTTTTGACGTTTCCAATGCATTAATACCTTTTCTGCTATTATGATGATGAAAACGTGGCTTTTCCAAAAAATGGGCTTTACTATTTTTATTGAAAATACGAATACGCCAATTAGTACCACTATGTACCAATTTACCTTTTTTATAGGTTGACAAATAACTTTTATCATTCAACCCATTGTTTTTTGTTTTGGCATTTGCTTTTGCGGTACGTTTAACATATGTCAACGCTTTTGACGTTGATTTACTAAACATTTTCCGCAATCCTCTATCTATGTTTTTATCTTTTAGTTCGGACAGTACATGTATAAACTTGTCTAATTCTTTTGTGTCAACTGACATATAACCACCTTTCAAACGGTAACTTTTATAAAATAATATCTTTGTCTTAACATATTTATATTATACATCATGTTATCACAAATTGTCTAATACATAAAAAGCATAATAGGTATGAGTAGGGAGCATATATAATACTCCCTACGTTGTAATAAAATATTAGATTGTAGACAAGTAATTATAGTCGCCGGCTCTAAAGGATGTACTTTCCTCTCTGACTTCGCCGTTCGCAAAACTCAATAATGTAGCCTCATCAAACATTACATCGCTTACCTCAATCGCCTCATCCCCATTAATGTTAGGATCAGTAAGTTCACCCATAAATTTAATGTTAGGCATTACGCCGGTTTTAATGGCATCCTTAACTAACTTAATGTTATAGCTATCGACTTTATGTACAACCATAGTTCCGGTTAATGTACTACCGGTATATTTAGATTGTGTAATCAAGTTACCATTTACATTAATGTCCTCATAGTTTAAAGATGCTTTTAACTCAAAACTTTTAATATTGGCAACTCTAACATTGTTAATATATAATTTACCAAACGTACCTAAAATAACGCTTTGACTATTCATTATTTACCTCCTTACGCCATCGCAATAGTAAATTTAAGATCTTCCATTGCGTTTGAAATTTTTACATCGCCACCCAAAAATACATTGGTACGGAATGTCATTTGTTGCACTTTATCGTCTGTCCAATCAACCGCCTCGGCTTTACCAATAGAAGTCCATGCTAAACGCTGACTTTCAATATCCACATAGGATTTATTGTCATAACTATCGTCCAACACTTCCTCACGCATTAATTGACGGAAGTAAGAGTTTACTGACGTAATAAATAAACGTTGGTTACTTAACGTATTCTTATATTTACCAACATAATAATCTTTAAATGTTGTGTAAATATCCTCAATAATTAAGTTCATAGCCTCAACAATAATAATGTAACTCATGTCTTCGGTGTCTGTGCTTGTAAATGTTTTCAAGCTATTTACTGCACGACCGCATTTTACTTCGTCGTCATCGTTAATAAGGGTTAGCCACCCCTCTGAAATCCATTTCCCAATAGGAGCCTCTGTATTTAAGTATGTATCGTCCCAAGATGCTAAATCCTCAAATACATAATATGTTAAACTTCTATTCATTGGTAAATTGCATAATGTAGATGCAATTCGGATAACATAATCTTCCGCCGTTACGTCGTTACCGTCTTTTAATTTACCGCCGGTACCTTTGAGTTTAATTACATATTTACTATCGCCTTGCGTAATATTAGCAACAACGCACACGCATTTATGACCTTGATTATCATGGTTGTATTGTACAACTTGATTTGTAAGTGCTTGTTGATCTGCTTTTACGTTTGTACAAACGTAATTAAATTTAATTTTATCAAGTTCCTTTACAACGTCTGTAAACTGTGTTGTAGATGCACAACGCAATACATACACCTTGTTTACTGCCACGTCAAATGCACGCATGATAGCAGTATAATTCGCATTACCATAATCCGTTTTAATTACATCCGCTCCACGTTTATAAATAAACTTTTTAATCCCTGTGGATTGTTGCGGATCTTTTACAATAATACATAATACACCACGTTCAGAACGTTGTACCGCCGTAACCGCCTTTTGCGTAAAAATAATATTAATATCCGGCAAATCAATTCTATAAGCCATATTTTCATCCTTTCATTACATTTACGTCCAAGTGTTCCATATAAGGTTGTGTCTCAACTCGCTCTACCTTTTGGATTAAATCTGCTTGAATGTTAAACGTTAATACCTTGTCTTGTTTATATAAATCAGATGTAGTTGTAAGCATTTTAACATAATACTCGTTTGTTTCATCTGATACGTGTATAGGATCGTCAAATAACATTGTTAAATTATTCTTCATATCCAATAAATTTAAAAAACCCTCGTACCTATTCTCCGCAAAAAACACAATCTTTAAATTGCTACTTTCCTTAATATAATCGGTTGCAACCCATGATGTGTTTACGTCCTCAACGTCTATGAAATAACTAGGTCTAGGATAATCCTCATCTATATCCATATCCACAACAGGATAATTAGGATAATTATGTTCTATTAATTCACTCAACGCCCTAATAATATCAATAACCGATAGTATAGTTTTCACCTCCTAACAGTTATATTATAACATTTTGTTGTAACAATGTAAATAGTTAAATTACAACTTCGCAATAACACTCTAACCGCTCACTATTTAAGTATGGATCTAGGATATATAATATATCATATCTTACACCATTATATATAAACCAATTAGCGGAGGTTATATGTTTGTTATATCGCAATACGATTTTATGTGTTGTTTTAGATAAAGTTGTGTCTGCTTGCCGTCCATTTAATAAACTACCGGTTTGTGGTAATACTGCTCCCCATACCTCAAACAACTTTTTATCCTCTTTCGGATATTGTCCTAACCTATTCTTTTCTTTTGATGTTACTGTTCCCCAAACCTCTAATCTGTTTTTACAGATACTAGATAGTCTCATGTCTTTTATGTATCTCATTGTACACCTTTCCAAAATCCTACAAGGTCTATAATATAACGTTTAGGAGTCATAACTCCCCAACATTTTACATCTCTTGTATTTGGTTCTACATATATACTACCGCTCGGAGTAACTGCAACTTCTAGTAAACTTATAGGAGTAGGAGCATCATTTGGAAGTGTACAAATTGCAACACCATTACTAGCGGTGTTAGGAATGTTCATATCAAGATGTAACTTACCAAATCCGGAGGATTGACTATATTCCAAGTAACCCCTACTTGTTCTACTCGGTGCACCTTGCGTTGCAATTCCCCAAATAATATTGTAAACTTTAACTTCATTATTTGTTGTTGGTGTATTATTTGTTGTTGGTGTATTATTAGGTTTTGGAATTACATTTGTAGGCGTATTTGTAGGTTTTGGAACGTTATTTGGTTGTACATCTTCAACCCCAAGAAAGTTACCACAATGTAAATCTAATACCCCTTGCATAATAGGATTTAACGTGATCGTAGAAGTTGTAAATTGTCGTACCTCATAACTATCGGAGATTAAACCCAATATAACAACGGTTATATCCTCATACTTTTCTAAATCTGCTTTTGTGCATCCCATATATGATGTGCAATATTGAACGGATGCATCCAATAGCATTTGTAAAAGTACATCATCATCGTTTCCATCAATTCTTAAATACTGCTTAATGGTATTTAATGTCAATTCTGATACTTTCATATTTCACCACCCTAATATTAAATAAGGGCGAGGCGAACGCCTCACCCCTTATCTTATATTTAACTAATTATTATTTTTTTGCAGATACTACAATTTTTTGTGGTTCAACTACTTTTGCATCAATTTCTAACCAAGCCAATACGCCTGTTGCATGTTCATCCGCATATTTTTCTTGCAATACTTGAATTGCTACATCTTCACGCACGTTAACATACATTGCGGAGAAATCACCGTATACCACATTTGTGTCTTTCATGTTGTCAGATACCATAACTGGCTTACCAAGGAATGTATATCCAAATCCGTTATTAATATCATCTTGCAACAAGTAATGACCGTCAGTACCTTTTAATTGGCGTAATGTAACCAAAGTCTTATTAGATACTAACCACATGCAATCGCTTTGAAATTGTTGCGGTACTTCAACTTGCATCGCAATTAATTCATCAACCGTTGGTGTATCTGCGGTTGTTTTGAATTTAGTAACGGTTGTATTGTTTGTTGTGTCAAGCACACCATGAATTTTTGCAGTACCGTTAATAAGTTCATTTTCAATAAAGATAGCAATGCTTTCCGCAACTTTATTTACAACATAAGATACAATATCAAATTGGCTATTGTTAATTAAAGAATTGGAGATTTTAGACAATGCACCAACAAGGTAACCATCCAAAGTAATCGCATCAAAACCGACTTTACTAGATGTTAATGCAGTAAATTCCTCGCCATATGCAGTTGTGATCGCATCCTTGCCAATAGGGAATTGCAATTTACCCTTAACGTTAAACTTAGTTGCCAATGCATATAATGGTGCAATTTGTTTAACACGATCGAGAATTTGATTTGCAATGGTTGTTGGGATAACTGCACCATTATCTGTTTTTGTCATTTCACCGGCACGATTTTCACGAATAAGAGTTTCAAACGCACGTTTTTCAGTTTCTTCAACGGATCGTTTTTCTTCTTTTTCTTCCGGTGTTTTTGGTTCTTCTTCGTCCATCATAGTCAAGGAACGAGCCTCTTTTTTAGCCTCGATTGTTTTATCAAGTGCTTTTAATTCGTTTGTTTTAGTTGTAAATGTTTCTTGCTCCTCATCTGTCAAGGCACGTTTTTCAGTTTCTGCCTGTACAAAAATGTTGTTAATTTCTTCAACTAATGCGTTTCTTTTCTCAATTAAAAATTTCATATATTAATATTCTCCTTTTAAGAAATTTAAATGTTGTTTATATGTTTCGATGTAGTCAAGGTTTTCTCTCTTATCATCTGTTGTAACTTCGGATAGTTGGTTGCGTTGCTCATGCAATTCGTCCGCTCGCATCTCAATCATAGTACCAATATAAGCCGGAGTTACTGACAAAATAGATACTTCTTGTAAGTCTAAATCTGTAATTGTGCGTTTTCTAATCTCGCTTGATGTGTCCCATTCGTCCGCCTTAGCTACAAAACCAAAACTAAATCCGGTTAACTTATTATGCTCAGCTAACTCGACAACTTCCGGATCATCAATGTCGATAAACGCACGCAATCCAATGTTGTCCTCATATAAATCATACTTAACCGGCGTTAAATTCCGTTTATGATTAAGCATTAAATCTACCTCGGAACGTCTTTCCAAAGAGTGTTTAAATGCGTTCGGTTTAATAATCTCAATAAATTTTCCGTGCATATCTCTTAATTCACGGCTTTCTCTACCAACTGCATTTACATATCCCTCTAAATGGATTGTACCGTTTCTTAATTCGACTTTCAATATGTTTTCACCTCCTAACAATTAATATTATAACATTGTTACAACAAAATGTAAAGTGTTATTTTTCAATTTCTACATCATTGTCATTCGGATCTACTATTGCCCCTGTGTTCGGTACAAATATTTTACCATCCTTGATATTGTACAATACATCTCCCAAGCCAAGTTTTAGATATTGCATATCTAAAACCGGCAAGTTTTCCATACGTCTTACTTCATCAATCGTTAAAATACCACTACTTAAACCAGTTTGATATGCGTTGTAACGCTCATTCGCATTGATGCGTAATATCTCACTTGTATCAATATCAAATTTAAGATCTTGTTTCTCACTTTCCAAAAGTAAATAGTTATTTAACGCATTTACTAATTGTTTTACAATCGGTATTACTGCAATCCTAACTGCCGTTAAATATGCATCGCTATTCGCACCCTCAAAAAAGTTAGTTGGTAACCCAAAGTAGGCTAGTATTTGATGCATGTTGATTGTTTTATTTTGGCTCAACTGACTTTCCGTTGCGGTATTGGATGCATCCTCAAACTCGATACCGGCGTTAAGTACAAGTACATCCGATTGACTAGGACTTGTTAGGCGTTTCCACGCTTGCTTTAACTCGTCCATCTTATCTTTATCCAACTTAGACTTAGACTTTAAAAAGCCACGGCGTACACCACTGCTAATACTATTGTTTTCGTATTGTAAACTACTTAAAATGGTAGATAGTAAATCTTGACAATCGCTGATAAATCCAACACCGCTGATACCGTTTTTTGTGTTGTTAACAAGTCTAAATACATTATAGTCTTGTACTTGTTTACCATCAACCCAAACATTTACGATTTTGTCAATATTGTCAACACTTTCCGTGTATGTCAATTTACTTGTTGGGATATAGGATAATTTTTCAATCTTATTCCCTAATTTAGAAATATATGCATATCCATTTCCCTCCAAAAGTAAGTCAATAATTACTTGCCGTTTTAAGTCGTTTGCCGTCATACAATTTCCACTATAATTATTTAATAGTGGTAATCTGTAATCGTCATATATCTCAATATAACCTTTATCGGTTCTTCGATACATCTTGATTGGTAAACTTGCAATGGCGGATGCAATCCAATTTACTGATTTTGTTACAACAGGAATTGACATTGCTTGTTTTCGTGAGATTGTCTTACCATTTACCAATGGTGAAAGCCCATTAAGTACATCCGCAATTACATCATTTTCAGTTGAACGCTTTTCTCTTTTTAACCAATTAAACGTATTATTCACCTCCTTTCATATTCATATTGTCTCCGTCGATGGGTTCGCTATCTTCTAATACTAAAAATTTAATATAATCTGTCATGGTTTGTCCATTGTACTCCGCTTGATCCTTAATCATTTCAAATTCTTCCTCAGTACATCGGAACGCAATTCGCTTTGTTAAGTTAGCCATTTCTTCACCTCCTTGTACGTACATTATAACATTGTTGTAACAAGTTGTAAAGTGTTATTTTGTTGTAATAAAAAAGAAAAAGCCACACATATATGTGTGGCTAAAAGACATTATATCGTGTTAGTGTTTTCCGTTGATAACCGGACATTAAATAAAATAAATTTTGTCTTTTTAATAGAATTATAGTCTAACCAAAAGTTTGTTTTTAGGTTAATTACATTATATCATAATATGTATTATAAATCAACTACACACCCAATTATCGTCAAATAATTCTTGTTGTTGTAACAAACATAACGCATTTATTGTTGCCACAACCATGTCAACTTTACCTCTTGAACGTTTCTTATGTACGTATCTATTTAAATTAGTATCGTAAGTACAAACTGCGTTCATAAAGTTTACCTCATATAATTGGTTCGTTTCGTATCTGAAATTGTGGTTTGTAATCTCCTCATATAATGTTTTTGTAGGAGTTGCCAATACACTCGAATGTTGTTTTACTTCTATACAATCATATCCGCCCTCTTGTAGTTTGTTAACCGTAGATATAGCGTTATATCTATCATACCCAACGCCAAGCACGTTTACTCCTAATGTACTTTCAAGATCAAGAATGTATTTTTCAATCACACCATAATCTATAATGTTATCACCGCAATCAATACATAGTCCATCATCAATATATTTTTGATAATCGCATTTCTCTTCTTTTGTTTTTATTTCAATTCTATTTGTTGGAATAAAGCACATAGGACGAGCCACTAAATGTCCATATTCGTCTCGTGTGGCAATCACAACGGATGAGTTATCGCTTGTTAACGATAAATCAAGCCCAACATATACATCTCGTCCGCTCCAATCAAACTCATCAATCTCACATTGTTTAAGATCTTGAATGTCAACATAAGCCTCAACGCCACCATCTGCGGTGATAATATTGCAATGCTTTGTTAAGAAATTTGGACGTGCCTTTGGTTTTTCAATAGCAACTTCTCGTTTTTTAATTAAGTTATCCCATAATATAGGTACGTCTATCGCCAATGGGTTACCATGACATAAAATTGTGTCGTCTGTTTCCCATTTCCCCTTTGGATCATCTGGCTCATATAGTAAACCAAACGTTGTCGGATCATCAATAACACCATCTAAAACTTTCTTGCAATAGTCAACCTCATCCTCAAATGGATTATCTATTGTTGGATATTTTGTACTCATTATTATCCCTAGTTTATTTTTTAATAGCACCGCACCACTTCGCATCGCCTCTAATGGATAACTAACCGGTAACGCCCCAACCTCATCGCCTAACCATGCGTTTGGTAACTTGCCATCTAGTGTACTTGTTGAATAGTTAAGAGGAACATACTCGGAGGACGTTAATGTACATATAATATCATCTCGACGTAATTTAAAATGGTTCTCCAAATGTGGGCTTACAGATACAAACTCTTTAATCTGCTTGAATGTCTCACGTGCCAATGCACCGGTAGGAGCAACCGTAAAAAATCTACTAAACTTAGGCTCTAATATCATAAGTATTAAACAGATTAATGCTGATACATAAGATTTTGCGTTCTTCCGGCAAATCTCTAAAATTATGTTTTCGTATCTGCGTTTATCCGCATCATCTCTCATTACAACGCAAAAAGGAGCGGTTAATAGTAACCATTGAAAGCCGGTTAATGTGTGTACAACGGATTTTCCGGCTCCATCCCCTTTTGGTACGTTTACCAATAACAGTAGTTTTTCAATTTTATTCGCCTTGTTATGATCAAATACAGATAACTCATCCTTATCATCCCATATATTTTTAAATATCTTACATTGTTTCTTTACATATTTAGGGACTTTGTTGTTACTGTTGCTTAACGCCCATTCACAATATTTATATGCTTTATCATACATTACATATCACCTAATAACTCGGTAAGTGGATCCGCACTTGCCACCGCCTCGGCTTTCGCTTTGTTGCGTGCCTGTGGCGTAATGTCAAGCATCTTCAAGCCGTTCTCCACTTGCTTTACAAATTTATCACGACTTGCCATGAATTGTCTATCATCTAACATTGCCGGTAATGTGTTCAATCGCTCGTCCATGTACTCCAATCTATCAATGGCAAACGCTAATGCCTCAACCAATGGTAAGTCTATTTCCCTGTAGTCGTTCATCTGTTCAATAATCCAATCTCGTTTTTGAGTTTGTTTCTCGTTTAATCTAGCACTCATATATTACCTCCATTTATAATTTTAGTATATCATAAAAGAATAAAATGTTCAAACATATGAATATGTGTTCATATGTTCATACTTTAAAATGTTGCCATGGCTACAAAATGAATACTGTTACATAAATATTCAAAGTGTAGCTATGGCTACATTAATCAATAATCATTATTATATGAATATGTGTTCATATGTTCCTTTATTGGTTTATTACGTTTTATCTAAAATGTTGCCATGGCTACAAAAATTGAAAATGTGAGTGGGGCGTTGGGTGTCCCACGTGGGATGAAATTTTAATTACATCGAACGAGGGGGATATAATTATTCCCAAGCGTAGTCATATCCGTCTATTTCTTCTTTGTATGTGTCATAGCAATCACACCATCCCTCATCCGCTCCAACGTCGTGTCCATAAGCGTAAGCCTTTTCTATTTCATCGTGGATAACTGATAACATCGCATCCATCCCATGTTGATTTAAAATATCCATTAATGTTTTATCAAACTCATTTAACTCACTAGCATCATACATATATCATACCTCCTACAATACCGATAAAATTAATTAAATCGTGTCTATATGCTCGTTTTATATCTTTTATTACTAATTTATAATGGATAATATTTTATAACCTAAATGTGTAAACAATATACCATGTCGGTTGCAACAACCAACAAAGATAATATAATGCAATCGGTTGTCATGTGATATAATTCAAACACACCAACAAGAATATTGATTAAGATAGCCAATATATTAATACCAACAATAATATAAAATAACATAATTAATACCGCCCTTTCATGATGGTTTGTACCGCTTTAGCATATCCATCATACTTACCGTCTTGATAACCAATCCCTTGTCCTGTAATATATCCGTCTCGATATGCTTGCCAATATCCATCGGATATATGCTTTTTGACTTCCGTTAATAGCTTGTCCAACCCATGTTTAAATAATATCTCTTTCATTGCATCATCATTCATCTTCCTCATTATATCCTCCTATGCAATACCTACCATTTACGATCATACATCTATACACCTTACATACATTAGTGCTTAATGCTTTGTTAGTTAATACCTCATCAATACCAAAGTTATTACAGTAAATAAGATAACATTTATATACTACATCTACCGTCTTATTATTTATGTTACCGTAAAATGCCCATCCAATAAAATCGTGAATAAGATACGGAATGTTTTTCATGTGTCCTCCTTTAAGCAATGTCCAAAAAATATCTTCAACAATTTTTATATAGAGAAAATTTTATAACTCACTACTCTATTTCTATTTTATTATAATAATATATAGTTTTAAAAAAAAGTTAGGACATTAGGACATTGCTATATAAAGCTAGATAATATCTATAAAGTTATGTACCAAAAATGTACTAAAATACATCAATGTACAGTTAAGACATCACTTGTAAATTTAATTATTTCGATATGTGTTACAACAAAATCGTCAACTATATCTAATATTTTCAATGTACTAACTTTTGTAACGCATACAAAGTTCTACTTTATACCGGATTTATACCCTCTAACGGATAATCATTATTGATGTATTTTATTTAAAATTAATATTTATTTGTCGTTTATTTAATTTGTTTTATACTCTTTTTCGTGTGATTTTGTGTTATCGTCCTCGCTAACAAATAACCATTTTCGTTTACCATCGTTGTCCGTGATACGACTTGTTTTGGCTTTTAGAATTTCACAAACCTGTGTTTTGAATTTTTCTTTCGATACCTTTTTACTATTGGTATTATCGAATACATATTGTTTGTACAAATTGTATAACGGATCTACAAGTTCATATAATACACTTCCATCATAGTCATTTACCCATTGTCGCACCGTGTCCAAGTCGGTTACATATTTTTCACTTGCATCAGCACTCCGTTGTGATATTTTAAATCCTCCTCGTTCTTGTAAACGTTTAAGTCCCTCGATGGCAAGATATAATAACCGCTCGGCGTTTTCTTTTGTTAGCCACTTACGGTAAAAGTTGAGATCTCGTTTCTCTTGACTTAAATCATATTCAAATTGTATTGGTAATAACCGTCTATTAATTGCCTTAATACATGATACATCCATCTTAGTCGTGCCATTATTACAATAAATAAATTTACAGTTATAATCTGAAATCTCATGTTGTTTTACGTATTTGTCCTCAACGATTGTTGGGTTATTGGATAGTACCTCTTTAAATACAGTTGCATCCTTGATGTAATCGGACGTCATTTCATGTGCATATACAAACATGTTTTGGGCTACTACTTGCAATCCATTTTTGGCAAACAGTTTTTTAAATGGTAATGCGGTGCAACAATCTTTAAATGTGTACGTAATAAGATCTAAAATTGAGGACTTCCCATTATACCCATCTCCATTAAATGTCAACGCCTTTTCTAGTTTCATATCACGATGTAGGATATATCCAAGGTACTCATACAACGTGTTTATATCGTCTTTGTTACCACATAACAACTTATTTATTATTTCATCTACCATATTCGGAGTATCTGCACACTTTGGATAGTCAAACTTTAATTTCATTGTTACAACAACGTTTTCAGTAAACGGCTCGCACTCATGCGTATCACAATTATATAAGCAATCATTAAACGCAACATAATGTCCAACGTCAACACGTCCATCATATTCCTCTAAGTAGTCGCTAATATTATTAATAACGTCTTTCTTAAATCTATCAGTAGGGTTTTTTGCTAAGCCTCTTGCCATGATTTGACGTGCCTTGATTGTGAATGGTTCATAAATCTCGCCATTAAAATAATATAACTCGTCGTTGTGCTTAATGATAGTATAATCACTCATCAACGCCAAGCATACTCGATTTAATTCGCTCTCACTATCATCTGCATTGTTATCACAATACTCAATACTTTCCTTACGTAATATTGTACTTTCTAATTCGTTTGTAGATAGTGGATTGTGTAACGTGAGTTTATTGACTAGCTTAATATGATCCGCAATATCATCAACGTATTTATGCATCTGCAACATGGCGTTACGTAAACTATCATTCCTAGATAAATTTTCATCATCCAACCATGTAAACTCTGCTTTCTCTTTTGAGTTACCAATGATTTTTAAAAACCATGGATAATCCGCAATTACGCCGGCGTTTTCTCGTTTATATACATATCCATCTCGTTTAACGGTTACCCATTCTTTACAACGATAATCACCACGCACACCACATAATAGGAGTTTACATGATTGTGTGTGATCTTGAATAGGTCTTTTAAACCAATAATGACTACCGTGTTGTGTTCTATCAATCTGTGTTACAACATTAAACTCATGTAACCATTTATCAATAACCGCCTCACTCGTTTTATTATCTATGTCAATTACAACGTACTCGCCCAAATATTCGCCGTATGTAGGTTCGTTAACTGGCTCGTGTTCAGTATCATATAATTTTTTATAACTATATTTACCATCCCCTTTTTGGAACGCTTTTAGTATACAATATGTCATTTAACTAACTCCTTAAACAATTCTGTGTATTGTTGCCATCCGTCGTTATGCACTTTATGATGGCAATCCCTACATAGATAAATACAATTATCCTCGTTAAACACGGATGCATCCGTATCATCTATATCACGAGGGATAATATGGTGTACCTCCTCACCTTTGGAATACTTCCCATTGTACCAACATAATTTACAACATAAATCACGTTCCCTCACATTTTGGCGTACTTTCCTCCATCTGCTATCCACATTAATTTGTTTCTTTCGCTTGTCTTTATATTTTGGCTTATGTTCACATTTATGATCATAATCCACAATTTTATGGCAATACATACAAATACGTTTCATTGCATCGACCTCCTATATACATAATCTAATATTTTTCTAAACGCCATACCCTTAACATAAGTATGGCGTGTGCGTTTGTAAATAGTTACATATTGTCTAATTCTTGTCATATTTAATCACCACACAATCGGAATTTAAATCACTATCATATACATTTTGTACCAACAATACTCCATATGTATCATTGAATTTACGAGCGAGGTTTAACGCCTCGCCCAATGTTTTCACTTCGTAATATGCTTTCATGTTAGTTCCTCCGCTTTTCTATTTAATGAACGCATCTCGCATCGCATTGATTTTTTCGATTGTCATGTTATCATCATATGTTGCTCGCATATATATTGCACGAGCGACCGCCTCCGCATTTTCTTTAATAACGCCTTTATTTAAAAGATCTTTGCGGATAGTTAAAAATAAATCTTCAAGTGCATGTTTTCTGTTCATAATGTTATCTCCTTTGTTGTAACAACTCCTTACTACACTATTATAATAACATATGACTATTGTTTTGTAAAATATAAAAAACGCATTACAAGAATGCGTTTTTATCATAACACTTTATTCATAAGAAAATAAGGTGTATATATTCCGTTGTGTGCTTTATGATGGCAATCATCACATAATGTAATTAAGTTATTGTTTTCTAGTTTCATCGTCGGATGAGTATCTAGCGAGTATATATGATGTACTTGTAATTGTGATACGCCACCACAAATTTTACATTTGTTGTGATCTCGTTTAAGTATTTCCGCTCGTTTGCGTTTCCACTTCGACGAGCCTCTAAATTTAACCTTGTCCACATAATGATTATATCATAGATATAATTTCTTGTAAAGTTGACTAAATAGCGTATACTCCGGAACGTATCTCAATTTACGGCGTGTTTCAGTATCATGGCTTGCGTTAATAACATTTAAATAGTGCCATTGTTGATGCTTTAAATATCCATCGTCATTAATCCACCAATATTTAGGATCACACATATTAGTATTTACAATATCAAACTCAATAGGCTTAACGCCTTTATATCTAAGTTGTAACCTATGCGGTACAAGTAACTCGCCTATATCCTTTGTATGGATGATTTGCTTATGATAGTTAATATGTTGTAGTCTTTCATATTCTTTTGTTGCAACGCATCTCATATATTCACTATCAAATTTAATAATAGGTGTGATACAGATAACACGGTTACCACATTCCAACCAATTAATCATTTCATGACATTCGTCAATGTAATCTAATTCCTTTTCTTTATTAAATCTATTACCACAAACCGTCATATTATGACATGTTGGGAATACAATCACGAGTTCATCACCGGCGGACGCTTTTGGCGGATGCTTAAAGTATGTACACCACACACCACGATTTGTCATATAATTATAAAAATCAACGTTATTTGTTATCATATAACCAATCCTCCATAGCGTATCTAATACCCTCGTATAGTTGATCGTATTTCCAACGTGCGGTATTATCTGAATGCGATGGCTTTATCATGCATTGTAGAATATTAAAACACATTAATACAAAAATAGGATCATAACGGTTTCCGTCATACCATATATTATATAGTTCATCTAAAATCATTTATCCAATCAACCACTTTTCTTTTAACACTAGCACAATATAACGTATTATATAAATTGTGTTCAGTTACTTCAAATCCAATATGGTTATTACCTAAATCATATTGAATATAATACGTATTGTCATAATATTCAATAGCCGGATATAGTTGCCTATAATCTACTTCTATCATATACATTTGTTGCAACGCTTTAATCATAGTAAACCCTCCCAAATAAGTAAATAAATGCAATATAATCTTACATCCTTATTTTTAGTCATTTTGTATATTTTATATATTTGTCTATATCTACCATGCATTTAAACAACCTCAATTATAATAATATTAAATCCGCCACCATATACAGTATATATCTCATAACCTCCGTTACGGATATATTGTGATGCATAATAACTATTATAAAAATCTCTAAGTACTTCACCATTTTTACATACTCGATATAATTGTTTAATCATTTTCTCACCATCCACTCTATGTAATGTCTTAATTCGTTATAACAATCATGATCTACGATTTGTCCTTTGGTTAATGTAATTTGTACAGTTTTGTCATTTAACTTATACGTTAATACATAATTATTTTGAAAGTCAAACTCAATATGGGGACGGACGACCGTAAAGCCGTCCTCATCTGTATAATCTATCGCAACCGCAAATTGTTGTCTAATTTGATGTAGTGTTAACATATTTTAATCTCCTATTATTTCCCAATAACTGTTAAATATGTGTAATTATCAATTACATCTATATCTAATTTTAAACCCATTAAATCAACCCATTCCTCGAACGCCCCAACTAAATCATATGGGATGGATTTGTAAATTTCTGTAAATTTATTTTGTTGCTCCTCTGTTAAATTTCTAAATCCGATAGCGTATCTAATAATGTTTTTACCTCCTAGTAAATAACTATTTCCTATGGTTAGATCATAACATTGTTACAACAAATTGTCTAATACTTAAAATGCATTGTTGTTATTACATTTAGGTATAAATCAATCCACGCTTAAACCACAATCCGGTACACCCCATAAAACGCTCGTTAAATGGTAAATCCTTGTTTACTTGCCATTGTATTTGACTAGCGTCAACTCCGGTTTGTTTACTAGCCTCTTTTATGTTGATATACGTCCCCAATAATGTGCGAGTTTCGTTGTCATAGCACCACACCACATAACGAGGTTTTGGATTATGTCCAAAATAATAATCCCTCCTAGGGTATATAATAGATGGTTGTAATAGTTCTTTATAAATTGTCCCATATGGGACATAATTGTCAATACTAGCACTTTTAATTGTAGGGTACGTATTGAGTACCTTACCGGATAGATAATCATACTTTATAATATACTTCATTTATAATCTCCTCAATTTCTGCATCTGTATATTTTTCACGCTCCTCGTGATACTTTGTGATCACATTGTCAAGCGTAATTCCCCATTTTGTAGCAACCGCACGTAAACTCATATTTCTTGATAGACAATCCTTAATAAATTCCATTATAGCACCTCTATGATAGTTTCTTGTTTGTTTTTACAATATATATTCTTAATGTGTTTATTGTTGATTTTAAGCCATTTATTCACATCGGACAAATCGTTGGTAACGTGTTTACACACGCCACCAACTGTAATATAGTACCACATTATTTTACGCTCCTATAATATACATTATTGGATTTAAACGCCATACGATACTCCTTTACTAACTCGCAAGCCTCATAAGTAGTGTTTGCACAATCAATTACTTCGCCGTTATAAATAATTTCGTACATTTTTTGTTTCCTCCTAGTAATAACCTTACCTTTGATTAAAGTATACCATTTTGTACCAACAATGTCTAATAATTAAAATGCATATCATAAATGCGTTTTAATTATCTTTCGTCAATGATGATTGCACGTGTTTCGTATTTGCCAAAACGTGCATGCAATGTCAACACGCCGTTAAAAGAATTACGTTCAATGTCTTTCACTAATTGTTTAAGAGTGAAAGCACCAATATAAAATTTAGTACCCTCAACACGTAATTGGTAAGTTGTACATTTACCTGTGATGCGGTTGTTTTCAGTAACCTTTTTTACTTCTAATTTCAATGTTGGATTAAGTTGTTGCAATTTGTTTTCTAATTGTTTGCATGTCATGATGTGTAATCTCCTTTGTTTTTAATTACTCCTTATCTACAATTAGATCATAACATTGTTACAACAACATGTCCAATATCAAAAACGCATTTATGAATTGCATTTTCTGAATACACGTTGCACCTTGTATCGGTTGCAGTTCCATGTATCGTACACATTACCGCCCTCGGTGTATGTTACATGTCCATTCACAATCACAATTCTAGGTTCAGTAATTATCTTTGAATATTGCTTTACCGTGCATCCCCATTCTAACTCACAACATTCCCATCCGTTGGATATTAGATATTGCCATCCGGTTCTTAACTCATCAATTTCCTATCCCCTTGTATCTGCAACGTCAATTAATTCGTCCATTATTTCCATATATGGCTTTCCTGTTCCTTTTGCTATCGCTCTTATTAAACAATCATCCATGTTTTTGTTATATGGGTTTTCATTGTGTTCGATAAACATATTATTTAGTCAACCCCATTTCTACACATTCATCAATAAACGCTTTAACTGTTGTTACTTGACATGTGATCTTGTTGCCTTTAGTATCTACAATCCACGCATCAACGCCGGTTACCTTACCACCAAATTTACGTAACTTGTAACCGTCTTTTAAATTGGATTGTAATTGGTTTAATGTTCTCATGATGTGCAATCTCCTTTATGTAATCACTTACCTTATGATCATATCATACATTATTTTGTTACAACAATCAAATATATAAAATGCATGTTTACTATTCGTTTCATGCATAATAAAAAAGAGGAGCATTACTGCTCCTCCCATTCAATATTATAGTTACGCTTGAAAAAATCGTTTTACACTTGCCTCGTTGCAACTGTTACAACATGCAAGTCCATCATAACCAAAGGTGAAAAACCCTCCATTCTTAATCGCCTTTTTTTGCTCGTGCCTTTTCCTGTGGCGTTAACACCTCACATAACACATGTTGGATGTAGTCCATGCTATCGTAGAATGTGTTATTTTGTTCTAAATTGTGATTGTAATAAAATTTTTTAATTGCGTTTAATGTTGCCATTTTCATGTCCTCCTATTGGGAATTATCAAGTGTAAGGAGTTTAACCATCCCTACACTTAGATCATACCATTGTTACCACAATTTGTCCAATGCGTATTAATCATTCTTAATATTCAATTTTTGCAAGTATGCATTATTTATGGGTTCCAACGTTACAACACCTCCATCACGCTTAAATGCGTGTAGTGGTTTGTGCATATCCACAACCCCCCAATCTGAACAGAGTAACCACGCATAAAATCCGTTGTAACAATTGAATGTTTCAATAACCTCATTTTGTTTTGTAACTGCTTTAATCATTTTATATACCTCGCCATTAATACGATTGTAAGGATAACTCCTCCTTACACTTAGATCATAACACGCCGTCAATATTATGTCCAATATATAAAACGCATACATGATATTACTTTTATGCATAATAAAAAGAGGAGCGTTATTTTCACTCCTCAATATCCGCTTAATATAAGCGTGCATCCAATATGGTTAATGCTTATTGTTATCATTTCCACCCATATTTTTAAGTTGCTCCAACGAGTTCTTAATAATTGGCGGTACATCCAATCCACATTTAACGGCATTTTCTAAACAGGACATACCCTCGTTAATAATAAAGAAATAACAAGTTGTTAACCCTATTACTTCAGTACCCATCATGTGATCCATTTGATGGGCAAAACACACCATTGATAGTAATACCACTTTTTTTACAATCCCATTAAACATTTTTCGGCTATTAAACATTAATTTAGGATTAATAAAACTAGCTAACATACCGACAAAAATGTCAAGCGAGATAGCCCATAATAACAACTCTAGTTGCGGAGTAACCACCCCAAAACAGTATGATAGAAATGATACAATAACGCTCATTACTATAGTATGATCAAGATTATGCATTATCTCACAACCTCCCTATATGTATTATACCATACTGTTATAACAATGTAAAGAAAAAACGGAGGATATAACATCCTCCGTTAACCGGTTAACCATTGACCGGCACGAGATAGCGGATCACCTCCGACTATTTAATAAGTTTTTGCAAATCGTCAATAGATTGATTTACATATCGTTTGTCTTTGGTGTCAATGAAATATTTAATATTCATAACGGCACTCGCAACAACTCGTGCTTTATCGTCGCTCAAACCGGCAACGCCACAAATACCACGCAATGCAACGTCATTTAATACCATTGGTACCAAGAAGTTTCTAATTTTAACCCACATTCTCACTCACCTCCTTTACTATTCTATTATATCATACATCGCAAGAAATGTAAAAATTATTTACAATTAAGTAACCGCCCTTACAATCAACAATCTTATACATTGGATAGAGTACAGTATTGTCAATCGTAATTCCTGTTACAACGCTAATATTCATTGTATAATGTTTTAACGCATCCCCAACATTTAATGATACTGCCCTCACCCATAAACCTTTGTCATTCATCAATAATGTATCTTTTGTTACAACAACATGTCCATATTGAGTATGAATAATTACAATGTTGTTTGATGCGGTTTCTCTTAATAACATGTCATTGCTATTGTATAATTCCCAATCGTGTGCGTATTCGCTAATTGTATTTATAAAGCTATCCGTTTTAAACATTAGTTAACTACTCCTTTATGCTCCGCATCCTCTATCCACTTGTCAATATATACACGAGCCTTTTTTAAATCCCCAATAGATTGTCTACGATATAAATATTTCATTATATTCCCTAGATAGTAATATTGTATATTATTACTACCGCTTAATATTGTTGTAATATCAACGCACTCCATACCACGATTATTATATCTTGTTGGCACAATAGTCTCATGATCCATAATACGTTTATAGTCCTCATCTGTGATATAGTCGCCATCGCTATCACACTCAATTACAATTTTCAACTCATCGCATACACTTTCCACATATTCATCTGTTTTATTTAGTTGGTTCGCTACGGTTCTAATACTCGTCATATTCTATTCTCCTTTAAATGATTTAATTCGTTTCCAAGCCTCGTCAATATACCACGCTTTGTCTAGCCACGGAGGACAAGATTTACCCTTAATAATAGTGTTAACTATCTTACAATGCTCCGGACATGATGCGAATTTTTCCGGCTTTCCTCCGTCTTTACATTTGTACACAATACCATCCTTACGGCTACGAGATGCGAACACACGATATACTTTGTCTGTTAATATCTCACCATTATATATTGCGTGTGAGTACTTACTAGATAATTTGTACGTTTTCATAAAACGCATCATATTGTTTTCTTTATTAATGTATTCGCTAGGATCAACGCCGTTTACAAAATATTCCACAACCGCATCCGATACTATTGGTAAATCATAATCCAAGGTACTCGGCTTTTTAACCGCCCCTCCTTTTCGTTCAATTTTACCATTGTCAAATACCGCTATATAGTTGTTAACGTCTCGTTGGGCAAGGTATGTAATATAATCATATTCCATCGACATTTTGGTGCGTTGCTCCCATTTACTAACAATGGATTTAAGATCTTGAATTGCGTTTTTTGGCACTTCATAAATTACGCCATCTGTATTTGATTGTACAAGTTTAAATTGAGATAAATCCTCAATTAGTTGTAACAACATCAATTGACCGTTAATACATACCTCTCTCATACGTTTAGGATCATAAACGTTGGATAACACCTTGTACTTACCGTCCTCAAATTTACCGGCTCCACTTTGTCCATATGTACCATTAATACAGATTTTTAACGGTGCTTGTAATGGGTTGCCCTCGTGCTTATATTTTAAGCGTAACTCCATAATGTCTTTGAAATCTTGCACTTTTGGAATTGCACGAGATAATAAACCCCATTCCGTCATGATGTGCGGATAAAAACTACCTACGTCAATATGTATCATGATAGCATCACTTGTTGTAACATCGTAAAAGTAATTTTCTCTTGCTCCATGTAATCCACCTAGGGCGAACGTATGCGGTACTCCATATAGTTCTATATCATATTTAGAGTTAGGATCTTTACTCTCACGAATACCATCAAAAAATGTTAACACGTTTTTATGTAAGTATTCGTACTCTTTAACGCAATCCACATATTGAAAGTCGTATTCTTCATCCCAATATTTAGGGCTTAATCTTTCCGCCTTTAAGATTTTGGCGGATAATTGTGCTTTTGTTTTTGCCATGCTAGATATAGGCTCATTCGCTAACTTACATAAGCCCATGTGTGCTTTGAAATCATCTTGCAAGTGTTGGAATACTAACGCCGTATTATATACGTCGTCTCGGCAATATTCACGGTTTAATCTTCGCTCGTCCTCCGTAAGAGGTCTAGTGATATTAAATGATACATCCGTTTCATGGATATTCACGCCTAAATAACTTTCAAGTTGTTTAAGGCTTTTCCCAAACACCATACAATCATAAATATTTAAGTTTATAGTTTTAAAATCATTTGAGAATTGCCATCCGGCGTTACCATCACGGATGATGTAGTCATTGACTACTTTTGGATTAATTCCGAGTAAAATTGATTTTATGATGTATTGATCGTACCCTTTACAGTTATACCCAATCCATAAATCATTTTTGTGTTCGTTATAATATTGTTGCAACAATTCTCTATCATTTTCGATATAGGTAAAATCCTTACCGTCGAACGTTACAACAAGCCAATCATAGGCAAATACCTCGCAATCAAAAAAGATCATTCGCTTAATACCTCAATATCCTTATTCATACCTATGGCGTATGTTTCTCCTACTTCAAAAACATTGTCCGGATCTTGACAATCTAACAAAACACCTTGTAAATATGTCTTTTTAATAATCATTATTCTTGACCTACAATCATCGTTGCGAGTTCTTCGTCTCCGTTCTCACGTGCTAGGTATACCAACCATTCATCTAATTCCTTACTATCACTTTCAAGATAGATAGCATATAAAAACTCACTTACATATGTTTGCTCTTTAGTTAAATTCAATCGGCTCACCTCCTTTTAATGGATTTTCATTTTTACCTTGATAAATGCTCCGGATCCTATATGCATCAAATTTCATTTTCTTAATATGTCTTTTGTGCAACATGTCAATGTGCATTGGAACGTAGTATACTGTATCTGCATCATGATGATGGTATTTAACGCACAACCATTTGTCCTTTGGTTTAATTAAAATGCATTGCCCCACTTTCATACGCTCAACTCCTCAATCCAATTATCCATGATATGATAACCTATGCGTTGGGCGGTTATCAATCCAATATATTGTTTACCGTTGATAATTCTACACTTCTCCTCGCCCAAAAACTTTTGGTTATCACGTTTTAAACTATCTAAATACATAGGCGTAAATAGTTTACTTACTTCAATTACTTTCATAATATGCACCCCAACGCAATAATTAATAACACCATCCACAAATACGATACAAAAGCACTAATTAGTGCTAATGTAAAAATTATTAAAAAATCTAACCATTTCATATTATTTAACCTCCTCAACTTTTTCATAAGAATATCCGTTGTATTTGTAATTATTGCAATAACCATTCTTTTTCAATTCGTTCCATACTGTACAAATTGTAGTACCACCTACTTTTTTACCTCTTACAAATTTTGATATAGTTGCTTTGCTTAATCTTGTTATTTCAACCAATTCGTCGATAGTTACGCCATTTTCATTAATAACATCCATAGCTTTGATTGTTAGTGTTTCGTTTGTGTCATACATCATTTTTAATGTCCTCCATGTAATTACCTTGTAAGGATAACTCCTCCTTACAGTTATTATAATACACTACATGGTGATATTTGTCTAATACTTAAAATGCATGGTTAGTATTACATAA